ACAAGCGCAAGCTTAATAACCTATACACCAGAGATAACAGGCGGCCCAATAACTACGCGTAGGGAAAGAACCTTACTGCTAGAGTATTTGGCATCTATTTAGCGTTCTTAGCTGTTTTTGGTATTATTAGTATATATATCTAAACGTATATATACCAACCATCCAACCGAGGTGTATGGTCCGCAGGTGTTTAAATAACACCGACGACATAGCTTATTTTAGGCAATTCATAAGGATATGAAAATATCTATAGATAGAATAAACTATCTATTAATATTATGAACTAATACTTACATTGGAGGAATTCTAATGCAGAAGATAGATTAAGGCCAGAATAATGATATTTTAAATATAATACGGATAGGCACGTTTGTCTGCTGTCTAAATTCACTAACAGTGTATTCTGCAGTGTACTAGTTCGCCTAATATTCACACGGTAGCGTAGTAAATACGCGTGCTTAGTGTGGATGGGGGACTAAACATTTAGTAATATATTACTATATATATATATTATCTTAATATATATAGTTGTTAATATAATATATATATAATAATATATATAATTGATATTAAGATTATATTATATTAAGATTAATATTATATATAGTAATAATACTACATAGCTTTAGATCTCATCCGTATTATACTATATTAGCATATATCGGTATCATTTAGATACCTTCAGCTACATATGCCGCGTAATACACCTCAAAAAAGTATTACTATGCTTTATTAGTAACATAATGATATGCTGAAATAATAACTATTGCCCAAGATATGTAGGGCGATATACATACAGAGAATGAAATCAATATTAACCTTTTTATCTTTCATTCTATTACCCATAAAAAGGATAATTATAATAAAATAAAATGAAAAAGTTTAACAATTTTACACTCTTTAATGAGTTAATTAATAACTATATATCCCAGATATCATCTGATATACCAAAAGAAACCTTAATTAAAATAATAGCATGATTCAATAAATTAAACAATATTACTGAATACATGCTATATACTAGATTTAAACCTAGTGTTAAAAAAATTAAGTCGACTCGTAATATATCTGGTGATTTAAGACAATTACTAATAAAACAAGGTAAAATTAAACTAACACCGGCAGAAGAGCAGATTAATCTACTTGAAATAATAAAGTATTTTAAACTGCTTGAAAACTTTATATTAACTAGAAAAAATCGTGTAAATGAAGTTAATGACTTAAATCTATCTAGATTTAAATCTATCGCCCTAGAATGTTACGATACTCTCCCAAAACTATTATTCGAGGTCGAACAATCAGGTTCAGTGATAGAGAAAATGTCATTAACTTTATTATTTTCGATAATAATAGTGTATAGACAATTCAAAGTATCTGCTGTGTTTGATAGTTCTACCATGACAAATGAATATTCTGGTACAAGAACGATTTCAGATGTACTTAATTCTGAATTTTCACATCAAAATATATACAAATGATTAGATTCTATAGAAAATTTAGAAGATATTAAGCCACATATTAAATTACTACTCTACTGTGGAAACGCTGCATCACCGTCAGGCGGTGCCAGTGGTATTAATTTACTAAACGATGTGTTGGCTATCGCTAGAGACTCACGTCTATGGCTAGCCGCACATAATTTAGCAAGTAACTTTGAAGGATACGACGTATTCTCAAAGCTGGTTAATGCTATCAATGATAACATGATGTCACATCGTATAATAGATAACGAGTGAATAGCTATTAAAAAGGGAGACATCGATCCAGAACATAAGTTAATGCATTCTAAGGTGTTTACTTTTACAGCACCGGGTGGTAAAGCTAGAATAATTGCAATGGCAGATTGAGTATCTCAAACTGCTTTAAGTGCAATACACTTTAGCTTATTTAAATTACTCACTTTACTTAAAAGTGATACAACATTTAATCACCCAAGTGGTTTAGACTTGTATCAGAATTCAGCTCAAAATTTTATATCTGTTGATCTATCTGCAGCTACTGACAGGATACCTAAGGAATTACAAGCTAGAATATTAGAATGTTTATATAATAAACTAGGTTATAATGGAAAGAGTATAGCAGATAATTGACTTGAACT